CGCCCTCCTCCAGCCGCCGCCGTTGCCCCTCCGTCAGCCGGTCCCAAAAGGGCAGGTACTCCCGCAGCATCAGCCTTCCTCCTCTCCCTCGTTGGCCTCCTGGGCGGTGCAGGCCTCGGCCGGAGGCGCCTCCGGGAAGCGCACCTCCAGCACCGCCTGGGGCCTGTTCAGCCGGATGGCGGCGTGCCGCCCCTTCCGGGCCGCCGCCTCCTCCAGCAGGGCGGCCAGCTCCCCCAGCACCTCCCCCGTCAGGGGGCCGCCCCGCCAGTGGAACACCAGGGGCTTCCCCTTGCGGACGGCCTGGGCGGCCCGCCCGGCCACCTCCTCCGGCCGGGTGAAGGAGAGCTTGGCCTCCCGGTAGTAGAACCGGCCCCCGTCGGCGCAGGCCGGCACCGGATAGACCAGGGCCTCGTGATCCCGGAACAGCCGCCGGTCGTCCAGATTGAAGTAGTCGTAGCGCACCAGCTCCGCCGATCCCAGCGAGTTGTCAAAGGTGGCGTCCAGGTGGTAATACGCATCCCCCAGGCGCACCACATTCCAGGCATGGCGGTACTTGATCCCCTTGTCCGGGTTGTTCTCCGCCAGGGCCACAATGCACCACACCCCCAGCCGGTCACACAGGCACTTGACCGCCTTGGCAATGCCCTCGCACACCCCCACCCCCTGGCCCAGCGGGCCGAGAATCTCGTGGGAGTAAGGCTTTTTCAGCTTGTCGTAGCGGACATTCCGGCAGATAAAATCGTGGACATACCGCTCCTTCTCCCCCTCGTTCAGCCCCATGGCCGGGCGGCACAGGCGGTCCAGCCGGGCGGCCAGCGCTTTCTGGTGGGTCTGGATCTTTCCCTTGTCGAAGCGGTACTGGGGCAGCAGCTCCACCGTGGCGGCGGCCGGGTGCACCCGGTAGGAGAAGCCGGTGACGTAGAACAGCTCCGGGCAGTCCAGCCGCAGGCGGGCCAGCACGTCCCCCAGCTCCCGCCCCTCCAGCCGGGGTACCGGGAAGGCGGGGCGGAGGGCGGCCAGCCCGGTCTTCATGGCGTGGTAGGCCGCCTGGCCGGCCTTGTCCAGCTGCCGGAAATAGTACGACCCGGTCATGCCTCCTCCTCCAGCAGCCGGAGCAGCGTCCGGGCCACGCCGTCCTCCTGGTTGGTGCCCGTCACCAGCCGCGCCGCCGCCTTGGCCTCCGGCGCGGCGTTCCCCATGGCCACCCCCAGCCCCGCCGCCGCCAGCATGGAGCAGTCGTTGCGCTCGTCCCCGAAGGCCACCGCCCGCTCCAGGGGGATGCCCAGATGCGCGCACAGGGCAGTCATGGCCGCCCCCTTGGTGGCGTCCCGGTGGGTGAGCTCCACGTTGCCGGGCAGGGAGCAGGCCACCGAGAGCTCGGGAAACTCCTCCGCCAGGGCGGCGAGCACCGCCCGCTGGGTGGCCTCGTCCCGAAAGTAGCTCTGGATCTTCTGCACCGGCCGCCCCCGGCGGCCCACATAGCCCCGCAGATCCTCCATGGGGCGGCGCATCTCCCGGATGATCCGCCGGGAGACCGGATCCAGGATCCAGTCGTCCAGCGCGGCGTAGTACCTGGCCTCCATCCAGCCGCAGTTGTCCTCCATATAGCAGTCCAGGGTGCCGGGAAAGTCCTCCAGCCGGGCCATCACCCGAACGGCCAGCTCCGGGGACAGCTCCGCCCGGCGGATGGCCCTCCCCTCCGCCCGATCCCACACCACCGCCCCGTTCATCACAATGGCGTACCGCCAGAAGGGCAGCTCCTGCACCGCCCGGGGAATAGCGTTGAAAAAACGCCCGGTGGCCGGCACGAAGGAAATCCCCCGCTCCGCCGCCCGGGCCAGGGCCTCCGCCGTCCCGGGGGACAGTCCCTTGTCTCCCAGCAGCAGGGTGCCGTCCAAATCGCTGAAGATGATATCAATGCGCACCGCAGATGCCTCCTGACCGCCCCGTGGCTCCTTCCGGGGCTTCGCTGTCTGTTTTGTCTATTATACCGTGTCCCGCCCCGGAATTCCACCCCGGTCTGTCCGATTTGACAAAACGCCAAATATAGTATTGCGCTTTTCCAGTTAGCCCTATATAATGTAGCGGACAAATGAATTGTAAGGAGTGGCAGCACCAGTGAAAATCATGAAGCGCAACGGCAGCGAGGCCGCCTTTGACCGGGAGAAGATCGCCGCCGCCATCACCAAAGCCAATCTGGCCACCGACCAGCCGCCGGAGCTGTCCGGCGGGCAGGTGGCCCAGCTCGCCCTCAGCGTGGAGCAGGCCGCCGCCCGGATGGGCCGCACCCTGTCCGTGGAGGAGATTCAGGAGCTGGTGGAGACCGAGATCATGCGCCTGGGCGCCTTTGAGACCGCCAAGCGCTACATCCGCTACCGCTATGTCCGCTCCCTGGCCCGGGCGGCCAACACCACCGACAGCCAGATCCTCACCCTCATCGAGTGCAACAACGAGGAGGCCAAGCAGGAGAACGCCAACAAGAACCCGGTGGTCAACTCGGTTCAGCGGGACTACATGGCCGGCGAGGTGTCCAAGGACATCACCCAGCGGCTGCTGCTCCCCCCCGACATCGTGGAGGCCCACAAGGCGGGCATCATCCACTTCCACGACATGGACTACTACGCCCAGCACATGCACAACTGCGATCTGGTCAACCTGGAGGACATGCTCCAAAACGGCACCGTCATCTCGGGCACCCTCATCGAAAAGCCCCACAGCTTTTCCACCGCCTGCAACATCGCCACCCAGATCATCGCCCAGGTGGCCTCCAACCAGTACGGCGGCCAGTCCATCTCCCTGGCCCACCTGGCCCCCTTCGTCCAGGTCTCCCGGGAGAAGATCCGCGGGCAGGTGCTGGCGGAGATCGCCGCCGTGGGCGGCACCCCCTCGGAGGAGGTGCTCTCCGGCATCGTGGAGAAGCGCCTGCGGGAGGAGATCCGCCGGGGGGTGCAGACCATCCAGTACCAGGTGGTCACCCTCATGACCACCAACGGACAGGCCCCCTTCGTCACCGTGTTCATGTACCTGGGCGAGGTGGACGATCCCCAGACCAAGCGGGATCTGGCCCTCATCATCGAGGAGACCCTGGTGCAGCGCTATGAGGGCGTAAAGAACGAGGAGGGGGTTTGGATCACCCCGGCCTTCCCCAAGCTCATCTACGTGCTGGAGGAGGACAACGTGCGCCCCGGCACCCCCTACTACTATCTGACCAGGCTGGCCGCCAAGTGCACCGCCCGCCGCCTGGTGCCCGACTACATCTCCGAGAAGATCATGAAGCATAACAAGGTGGATCAGAACGGGGAGGGCCAGTGCTACACCTGCATGGGCTGCCGCTCCTTCCTCACCCCCTACGTGGATCCGGAGACCGGAAAGCCCAAGTACTACGGCCGGTTCAACCAGGGCGTGGTGACCATCAATCTGGTGGACGTGGCCCTCTCCTCCGGCGGCGACCGCGAGAAGTTCTGGAAGGTGTTCGACGAGCGGCTGGAGCTGTGCTACCGGGCGCTGATGTGCCGCCACGAGCGGCTGAAGGGCACCCTGTCCGACGCGGCCCCCATCCTGTGGCAGTACGGCGCTCTGGCCCGGCTGAAGAAGGGGGAGCCCATCGACCGGCTGCTCTACAACGGCTACTCCACCATCTCCCTGGGCTACGCGGGGCTGTACGAGTGCGTCAAGTACATGACCGGCCGCTCCCACACCGATCCGGAGGCCACCCCCTTCGCCCTGGAGGTCATGGAACACATGAACCGGGCCACCGCCGCCTGGAAGGCCAAAGAGCACATCGACTTCTCCCTCTACGGCACGCCGCTGGAGTCCACCACCTACAAGTTCGCCAAGTGCCTGCAAAAGCGCTTCGGCGTCATCCCCGGCATCACCGACAAGTCCTACATCACCAACAGCTACCACGTCCACGTCACCGAGGAGATCGACGCCTTCTCCAAGCTGTCCTTTGAGGCCCAGTTCCAGGCCCTCTCCCCCGGCGGTGCCATCAGCTATGTGGAGGTGCCCGACATGCAGCAGAACCTGGAGGCCGTGCTCCAGGTCATGGGCTTCATCTACGACCACATCATGTACGCCGAGCTGAACACCAAGAGCGACTACTGCCAGGTGTGCGGCTTTGACGGGGAGATCCGGATCGTGGAGGACGACGGCAAGCTGGTGTGGGAGTGTCCCAAGTGCGGCAACCGGGAACAGAGCAAGCTCAACGTGGCCCGGCGCACCTGCGGCTACATCGGCACCCAGTTCTGGAACCAGGGCCGCACCCAGGAGATCAAGGAGCGGGTGCTCCACCTGTAAGGAGGGCGGTTCCAGTGTACTACGGCAGCATCAAGCCCTGCGACATCGCCAACGGCACCGGGGTGCGGGTGACCCTCTTTGTCTCGGGCTGCACCCACCGCTGCAAGGGCTGCTTCCAGCCCCAGACCTGGGACTTCCGCTACGGCCAGCCCTTTACCGCCGAGACCGAGGAGGCGCTTCTGGAGGCCCTGGACCGGCCCTACATCAGCGGGCTTACCCTGCTGGGGGGCGAGCCCTTCGAGCCGGACAACCAGCGCGCCCTGCTCCCCTTCCTCCGCCGCCTGCGGCAGCAGCTCCCGGACAAGACCGTGTGGGCCTTTTCCGGCTACACCTGGGAGGAGCTGACCGGGCAGAGCCGCGCCCGCTGCGAGGCCACCGGCGCGCTGCTCTCCCTGGTGGACGTGCTGGTGGACGGGGAATTTGTGGAGGCTCTCAGAGACATCTCCCTGCGCTTCCGCGGCTCCTCCAACCAGCGGCTGCTGGACGTCCCCGCCTCCCTGGCCGCCGGGCGGCCCATCCCTTGGGAAGGCTAAACAACAAAAAACAGGTCGGCCGGAGCGGGACCCCTCGCTCCGGCCGGCCTGTTTTTTCTCCGCAGCGTCCTACATCCCGCCTCCGTAGTAACGCCGGGCCAGCTCCACAATGGCATTTAAGCACTTGTCATCCCGCTGCCGCCAGAGCAGATGCTCCTCGCTGGGCGGGATATCTCTCAGGGGGACGAAGACCACGTGCTCTCCGGCACTGAAGCGATAGAGCTCAGACAAAACAGCAATCCCGCATCCGCAGGCCACCATGGTGAAGATTTGGGGAATGGAGTCCGCCTCCTGGACCACGTGGGGTGAGAAGCCATTCCGGCCGGCATAAGTTACCACCGTGTCAAACTCCACACCGGAGATTTTGTAGTCTGGGACCAAAAACGCCTCATGCCGCAGTTGAGAGAAGCTCAGCTCTCCCGCCCCAGCCAGGGGATGGCCGCCGGGCAGCACGGCGCAGATCTGGCTGACGGACAGGCTCTGCCGCCCCACGTTGTCCGCCCGGGGCCGGCCGAAAGCCAGGACGAAGTCTGCCATGTGGTCGTCCAGGGCGCGGAGAAGTCCGTTTTCGCTGTAAAAGCGCAGCTCCAGCCGGAGGTTGGGGTATTCCTCCTCGATATGCCGCCGCAGGCCGGCAAAGGTATCGCAGACCCGGTCCCGGGGCAGGCCGAAGCGGACCAGGCCCGAGATGTCGCCCGCCGCCGTCCGGGCATTGTTCACCCCCTTACGATATACCTCCAGCATCTCCTCACACGCCCGTGCGAACTCCTCCCCCGCCGCTGTCAGTGCCACTGTCCGTGTGCTGCGCTCCACCAGCCTGAGGTTCAGCTCGCTCTCCAGCGCCGCGATGCTTTTGCTGAGGGCTGGCTGGGTGATGTATAGCTGCTTCGCCGCCTGAGTGTAGCTTCCGGACTGGCAGAGCGCATAGAAATGGGACATCTGCGCGATAGTCATACAGCCACCTCCTCGTGGTATGGCCATTATATAACATTTCCTTATAAATAAAAAGGAAAAACATGAATTTAACAAATAAGCCGACCCGTGTTATAGTTGCCATGGAGAGAGGTGTGCGGTGAAACCGCACCAAAGACAGAAGGAGGAAGAACGATGAAACAGACAAACGCATCCCCCAAGCACAGCTCGTGGGTCTACTACCTGGGGACGCTGGCCATGCTGGCGAGCATGCTACTGCTCCCCCATCTGATCCCGTCCTGGGCTGACGGGATCACCCCCGCCGGCGTGTCCATCGCCTGCGTGTTTGTGGGTGCCATTATCGGCATTCTGACCACCAACGACCTGATCCTGTGCGCCCTGTTCGCCATGGGCGGCCTGGTAATCAACGGCATTCAGACCCCTGCCCAGGTAATCAGCTCCTTTATGGGCGCCTCCTATGTGTGGCAGATCGTGGTGCTCTATGCCCTGTGCTACGTCATCATCCGGGACAACACCGGCGAGGTCATCGCCCGGTTCCTCCTGACCCGCAGATTCACTCAAAAATACCCGATGGTCATGGTGATGATGCTCCTCTTCGCCTTTGGCCTGGCCGCCGCCTTCATGGGGGTGTTCGGCGCCCTCATCGTGGGTTTCACCCTGCTGGATGGAATCTACGCCGAGGCCGGTATCGAGCCCAAAAGCAAGCTGGCCCGCCTGCTATGCCTGGGCGCCTTTATCACCATGTGTATCGGCCCTATGACCATCGGCAGCATGGCGGCCCTTAATCTGGCGGCAGGGCAGTTCTTTCTGGCCGCTGCTGGGGTGCAGGTAGTCACCTTCCGCTTCGTGGCGGAGGCCTTTGCCATTCTCATTGCCTTCTGCGCCGTCTTCGCTCTGGCCCTGCGCTTCCTCTTCCGGTGCGACATCCGAGCCCTGGGCCGGGTAGATCTGGCCCAGGCCCTGGCGGACAAGCCCCTGCGCCTGACCCGGAGGCAGTGGATCCCCTTGGCCGCCTTTCTGATCATCGCCCTCCACTCCTTCACCAGCCCCTACTGGCCTGAGATGCCGGTGCTAAGCGCCCTAAAGGAAATGGACACCGTTCTTTTTACCTCAGTGGCCCTGGCGGTGCTGGCCCTTATCCGGGTGGACGGGGAACAGATCTTCTGCCCTGTGGAGGCCTTCACCAAGGGCGTGAGCTGGCCCATTGTCATGGCCGTTGCCTCCATGGCAGCTATCGGCGGCCTGCTGGTGGCCGACGAGTACGGCATCAAAGCCTGGCTGACGCAGGCCCTGGGTGGCCTCTTCTCCAACCACAGCCCCCTGCTCTTTGTGGCCATGACGGTACTTATTACCTTGGTGCTCACCAACTTCTTCTCTAACACAGCCACCCTGCTGGTGGTCTCCTCCCTGGTATCCGCCCTGAGCGGTCCCCTGGTGGAGGCAGGGTATGACATCACCATCCTGGCCGTGGCCATCTCGCTGAGCTCCATGGTGGCCTACCTCACCTACGCATCCAGCGGTCAGGCCGCCATCCTGCTCAGTCAGAAAAACATGGACAACAAATTCATCTGGACCTACGGTATCGCGGCTATGCTGCTCTATGCGGCGGTGGTTATTCTGGTGTCCGCAGTGTGCCTCTTCTTTTGAAAGGAGTGTTTCGCCATGAATTATCCCTCTTTGGTGTCCCTGAGGGAGGTTGCCCCCAGGGACGGCTGGCAGAAATTCAAGACCGTCCTTCCAACCGAGGTTAAGCGGGAGCTTATCTGTAGTATGATCGACTACGGCGCCCGTGAGCTGGAGATCGGCGTCTTCAGCTCCGACCCCGTCCGGGGCCGGCAGTACCAGGATCTGGACTCCCTCTGCCAAATGGTGCTCCCCTACGCCGCCGAGAAGGGCGTCAGAGTGACCGCCCTGGTGGAGAGCGTGGAGGCCGCCCGACGGGCCAGTACGCTGGGCATCCGCCACGTGGACTTCTTCCTCTCCGTCAGCGACACCTTCGGCCGGGGCTTCGGCTCCACGCCGGTGAAGGCCTTCGCCACCCTTGAAGCCATCGCCAGCCTCCCGGATCTCCAGGTGCAAGCGGCCCTGGGCGCGGTCTTCGGCTGTCCCTTCGGCGATGCCACCCCTCTGGAGAAAACCCTGGCCTATGCCCGGCGAGCCATGGAGCTGGGGGCCTCCTCCCTGGGCCTGGGAGACTCCGCCGGAATGGCCGACCCCATCCATACCGAGCGCATCCTGCGGGGGATTCTGGAGCGCTTCCGGCCAGAGCAGATCTCACTGCACATCCACAACACTGAGGGATTTGGTCTTGCCAACTGCGTGAAAGCCATGGAGTTGGGCTTTACCCGGTTTGACGTGTCCCTGGCCGGCATGGGCGGCTGCCCCGTGATTCCCAATGCCAAGGGGAACATTCCCACCGAAGATTTCGTCAATCTGCTCCACAAAATGGACATCGACTGCGGCATTGATCTGGATCGCTGCACCGTGGCCTCTTTGGACATGAGCCGCCGGATCGGCGCACCGGTCATCAGCAGTATGGTGGGCAACACCCTTCTGAAACAGGATGCCTCCCCGCTACCTTGTTAAATGAACGGCTACCTATGTCTAAAAAAGCGCCCGCCTGCGCATAGCAGTTGGGCGCTTTTTTCATGTGCATCTCGGAATGTATAGGCTGGAACCTTCGTTTACTGTCCTTCCTTCTTCTCCCGTTCCGCCATCTCGCCAGCAATCTTCTGGAAACTGTCGGCAATAAATCCATAGTTCTCCCGGCGGTGGGGTACCAGGCACTCGCTGCAGTCCTTGACGCCGCTTTCCAAATAGGTGAAGTTTCCCCCGCACTTCCGCCCCAGCATATAAAGCGGGCAGTAGCAGAACAGGCAGTTGAACTCCGTCCCCTCCGGCACCGGGTGGCAGGGGTAATATTCGCACTCCTTGTTGGTATAGAAAGCGAAGTGCTTGCCCTCCCAGTATTTTTTTTGTTCGCCCATAACCGTATCTCCTTCCCGTTGCGTCAATTCTCTTTTGTCTCCTCCCAAGGGGTAAACAGACAGTAGGCGGGGCATAGCTCCCCCATATAGATCCACACGTTCTCCCCCATCTCCACCGGCTCCGGGAAGGTCAGGTTGGGGATGAACAGCTTCAAAGTGGTACGTTTCTTCCCTTTCAGATTTACCCCCTCCGCCGTGGGGTGGGTCCGGAATTCCTCTACCTGCTGTGCCAGGTCGGCGATGCCCAGCTCCCGCGCCAACCGGGGCAGCACCTCGTTCTCCTTACAGTAGGATACGTGGTCGGGGTTCTTGATCCAGGTGAGATTCAGCATAGCGGTCTCCTTCCTTTCTGCTCGTCGTCACTGTCTCCTGCATAAAGCTGCGGCCGCGGCAGATCCCATGATCCGCCGCGGCCGCTTTTCCGCGCGCTTTCCCGGCGCACACCGACGTGCGCCCCACTCTCAAACACCATAGGTCTTCCGGCTCGTGCCTTTCCAGAGCGATCTCGCTCCTGCGTCTGCCGTTCCGCCTTCTCAGGGCCCTGCCCCAATGACCGGCTCACGCCTCGAACGGCAACCTCAAGCACATACGGCTACGGGTATAGCTCCGGACTCCCACCGGCTTCCCTCATCCCTGCGCCTGCCCGAAGGGCAGCACTCGCGCAGAGTCATGATGCTCCATATAAACTTGGCTGTGCACCCTTATTATACTCCATGCAGGCCAAAAGTCAAGAGACGGGTGGCGGTCCTGCTGCCTCGGCATTCAGAAATTGTGTTTTGATGATATTCAGACCCAACCGGCCGCCGGCCGCCTTGCCGAACCCGTCGATAATCTGATTGATTGTATCCGCACTCTAAAAGATTTTTAATTTTTCCTTTGCACGGGTGATGGCTGTATAGAAAATGCCGTGGGAGATCTGCTCGGAATTGCTGCTGGGGATGACCTCCTTGGCGGAATTGTACTCGAGGCCCTGCGCCTTGTGAATAGAGACTGTATAGGCCAACTGAAAGGGGACGACCGAAAGCCCAAGGAGTGGTCGTTGGAGATCCCGTCCAGCTACAGACGAAGTCATCCCCAGACTCTTCCGTGTTTTTGATCTCGTCCCCGCCGGTAAAGCGGATCACCGCGGAGTCCTTGCTAAAATCGAGCGACGCGAGAAACCTGGGGGAAATGTACTTCCAGAATACGCGCTCCTGCCCTCGCTTCCCCGTATTTAACACCAGGAACAAGATACCGGGGTCCAGCGTAACCTCCAAAGCCACATATGCAGGGAAGGCAAGATCCCGTAGCCGATAGTGGACAGCGCCGTCCAGCGATATCTGCGGGGTCGAGGTTCCCTTACTCTGGATCACAAAGCTCCGCTTTGGCCGCCTAGACACCTCTGGAGACGGGACTAATTCAAACGTCCCATCCGTATTAGGCCATGTGTCTTCAGTCGAGAACCTCTCACTGATTTTCCGTCCGAGCCCAAAAATGCCTGGAGCATCGTAACTGCGTCCCGGTCATCACCAGACCGGGCGGTGTGGGTGTTACTATGCCGCTGAAGCTGTTCAGATGTAATTTTAGTCAATCCGACCATGCCCCCTTTATGTTGACAGAAAATCCTTCCAAAATTGCTTATATGCTAATTGTAATCAATTTCCGCTCTTTTTACAAGCTACATGCCATATCCTCTGATTCCAAAATTAAATCTTTTCCTTTCGCCTGCAAAATCCAGATAATATTTTGTAGTAAAACACCTCTATAGCATGACTGATTGCCAGCATATCATGGAGGTATTACAAATTTAAAAACCACGTCTCAGCCTCAATTGGCTAAGACGTGGCTTTCAAATTTGGAACAGACGGTTAAAACCGACAAGAAAAAAGCCGCACACAGGGCGGCCCCAAACCGAAGCCCAGCGTAAGCTGGTTCTGTTTGGAAAGGAGGAGCAGCGGCGTGAGCGCGCTCTGACATATAAAATAAGTCGGAGCAAGCGATCCATAGCTTGCTCCGACTTGGTGCGCGAGGCGGGACTTGAACCCGCACGTGCGTAATGCACACTAGAACCTGAATCTAGCGAGTCTGCCAATTCCACCACTCGCGCATCTTTAGCGCTCTTTGCAGCGCGAAGATTATATTACCATCTGTCCCCCCACTTGTCAACTCCTTTTTTCGATCTTTTTGCTTTTTGAAAATGCTACTAATAAGAGTAACAAAGCGTAAAGCCTTGTTACTCTTATTTTTTTATCAAAAAACGGAGGTGAAAGGACCATGAGCAACAAATATTTGGGGCCTGCGGATCGGCAGCTGATTGCAGAGAAGTGGGCCGCTTATGCGTCGGTGCGGGAGATCGCGGGCCTGGTAGGTGTGGCACCTAAAACCATTTACGAGGAATTGAGGCGCGGGAGCAACGGCACCCTGGACAAGAATAGCCGCAAGGCATACAACCCGGAGCTGGCCCAGCGTCGTTTCCAGGAAAGCCTCCGACGGCGCGGCAAGCCCCTGAACAGAACGCGGGCGGCCAATGAATGAGTGACCCCACCGCCATGGAGGCGGATAAAACAAAGGAGGAAATGACAATGGCAACCATCATCAAGCAGACGAAAGAGGAAATCAACTGGGCGGAGATCGCCAGGGCCAGAGAAATGGGCGTACTGGACAAGCTCCTGGCGGAGCGGGATGTGATCCGCTTCCGCCTGCGGAGCGGTGCCGAGGTGGCCATCATGGTGGAAAAGGTGGAACCGGGCCGGGCCTGGATGGGCTTTGTGGACGGCGTGGCCGAGCGGCCCATGTACAGCCGCCTGGCGCGTCCTGTGTCCTGGAAAGAGAGCGACGCCCGGAAATGGTGCAACACCGATCTGGTCCAGGATCTCCCGGAGGAGCTGGTGGCCATCATCACGCCCCGCACCATCCGCCAGACCATCAAGGGTGAGGAGCTGGTGACCACGGATCTGCTATGGCTACATAGTGCAACGGAGTTTTTCGGGCGCAAGTCCTGGGCAGATGGGGACGATCCCGCAGAGGAGCAACTGCCAGCCTACAAGACCGAGCGGGACCGCGTGAAGATGTGGAACGGGCAGACATGGCCGCATTACACCCGTTCCGCCTATGCCGGCAACAACGGTATTTTCTGCCTTGTCACCACGGACGGCACGCCCTACGACAACGGCGCGGGCCTTTCCTGGGCGCTGGCCCCCGGCTTTTGGATCTAATCGGCGGAGCGTATCAACGGAAATCCCGCCCCCGTAAGGGGCGGAGAAAGGAGCCGGACATGGCAAAAAGAAAGGAAATCAAGTGGCGGAGAGAGGGACGCGGCACCATGACCGGGCGACAGGACGGGATTATTTTTCGGATTTATCACGCCTGGGACATGCCGGAGCGAGAACACACCGTAAGCTGCTACGACACAAAGGGAGCCGGGAGAACGATCAACACGGCGGGGTATAGGAAATTCACCTGGGAGGAGGCTGTGGAGTTCTGCCAGAAGATCGCGGGCGGTGAAATTGGCCTGGAGGACCTGCGGGCACAGTTCGACGCGGAGGACATGGCCAAGGAGCGGGAGGCCGTGAGAAAGACCACGGAAAAGGCCAAGAGGCTGACCGCCATGCTGGAGGGGTACGGGATGAAGTACACCGACCTGCTGGAACTGGAGGTCATGCGCCACGCCCTGGGGGAAATGGGACACCAGATCCTTATGGGATACCACCGAGGGGAGGGCTGGCCGGATGGGACCTGACGGGAAAGGAACCGCCCAGGCGGCAGTCTACATAGACGGACAGCCGGTGCAATACGCCGGAGAAATCACCCTGCCGGAGCGAGCGGAACGCCCGGCGCCGCCGCTCCTTGCGTCAATGGGTTTTACGATGGAGCAGGCCAATGAGGCGGCCAGCTATCTGGCGGAAGCGTTCCGCGTTTTCTGCGAACAGCTGGAGGAGGCCGCCAGAGCGGTGGCAGACGCATGGGAGGCGATCAAGGAGGCGGCGGAGTTCCACAAGGCCCTGCGGTGGGCGGAAGCGGCCAACAGGCCGCTGGCCGCCCGCTACCACCGCACCAAAAAGAAGCGGATCCGCAAGAAGTACGCCAAGCGGATCCTGGCCTGGTATCGGGAGGAGATCCTGTAATGCTGCGACTAAAAGCGAATAAAACCGCCCTGTATAAGCTGGTGGCGGATTATGTGGACAACCTCCCGCCCATGCGGAGCGGGACAGAGTTCACTAAATACTCGCGCACACCGGACTACGCCCTGAACTGGATCACCCCGGAATGGAACACGGCCCACGCCTTTTTCTCAACCTGCATGGGCCACCCCCTCCTATCCATTGAGATCCGGGACGGAGAAACCGGAAAGACGGCGAGCCGCACCACCTATTCCCTGACCCTCCGGGATCTCTGGGAGCGGGGCATGGTGGAGGAGTTCGTAACGGCGGCGGAGCGCCGACGGATAGATAGGAGGGCAATGTGGAGAACGAAAGAAAACCGATGACCCGCGCCCAGGTTGAACAGATCCAAAAGCCGCGCCCGGTTTGGATTGAGTGGATCGGCCTACACCAATTACAGAAAAGCCCTGGCTGGGAGATCGCCACCCATGTCCATGCCGGGCGGCTTTGTATCAAGGGAGAGCGGGACAAAGATGGGTATTTACTGGATCTGTACGGGGTTTACTGGGTGGCATACGACATCCCGCCGGGAGAAAAGGAGGACACATGAGCAAAGCAAAAGGAGGGCCCGCCCGCCTGGAGGTGGGCGCGGAGGTAGTGAGGACCCCACAAACCTTTTATGAGGCTGACGCCAAGGGAAAGGCGGAACACCGGCCCATGTGGGGCCGCGTCGTGTATATCCATCCACGGGGCCTGTTCCATACAGTGGAATTTCAGACACGCGGCGGAGCGGTAAAGGAAAGTTTTCAGGGGGTGGAGGTATAGCCATGAATTTTTTGGAAAGGAACGGGCTTCAAACAACACAGACCCATTTCAAGGACATTTTTCAAAACAATATCCACCGGAACTATGCGGACACCATGCTGGGCTGGCTGGAGCGGGAAACGGACTTTTTCACAGCACCGGCCTCCACGAAGCACCACGGGGCACACCCCGGCGGCCTGCTGGTGCATAGCTTGAATGTGTACTACCGCCTGCGGGATATTGCGATCCGCGACATGGCGGGCAAGGAAGATCCGGGAGAATATCGACTTTCGGAAGAACAGGAGGAAACGGTGGCGGTCATTGCCCTGCTGCATGATGTGTGCAAGGTGGGCTGTTATTGCACGGAAACCAAGCGGCGAAAGAACCCGGAAACTGGCCGCTGGGAGGATTACGAGGGATATACATACAAGGATCCCCTGCCGCTGGGACATGGAGAGAAAAGCCTATACTTGATCCAGCGCCACATGGACCTGTTGCCGGAGGAGGCGCTGGCCATCCGGTGGCACATGGGCGCCTATGACACATCCACCGCCGGCGCCAGGAGCATGGACGCGGCCATGGCAGCCTCCCCATGGGTATGGCGCTTACAGGAGGCGGACATGTGCGCGGCCTGGGTGGATGAACGGGAGGCGAGGGAATGAAACAGGAGTTGTGTAGGCCCTGCGCCATTTTCCTGTCAAGCCGGGGAAAGACCGTGAAGCCCGTCTACGGGCGGTGCGAGAAAATCACCTGCGCGGAGTGTGGCCGCCGCCGTTTCGGGTACACCTACGAGGTGACAGGCAGAGCAACCCGCGGAAAAAAGGAGGACAAGCAGACATGAGCCAGAGAAAGGCCAAGGAGTACCGCCAGGCCATGGAGCAGTACCGGGGCGCGGTAGAGGATGTGGATGATCTGAAACGCCGGATCGGGGCCATGGAAGCCCGCCACCGCAGGGAGGACCAGCTGGAGGAGATCCGCCGCAGGCAGGCCCGCCGGGAGGCGGAGCAATGGGAGAAAAAAAGAAAGAAAAGCATGGAGCAAGCGCGGAGGATCCGGGCAGAGGAACGGAGGCGGCAGCTTGCCAGACGGCGGATCGCTGTCCTGATTGCCGGTGCCCTGGTGGTGGTCCTGCTGCTGGCACTGGCCATCAAAGCTATGACGGCGGACACAGCGGCGGCGGAGGAGCTGGAGATCACCGCAACCTGTGGGCCTGTCACCCTGCTGACGGCGGAGCCGGATGTGTGGGACGGAGAGGGCGAGGATCCGAGAGAGGCGGAGAAGATCGAGAAGGCCCTGCTGGCCTCCGGGTATTTCTCCATGGCGGTGCCTATGTGCTACGAATACCAGGACTATATGCGGACCTACTGCACGGCCTATGAGTGCCCCTATCCTCTGGCCCTGGCCGTGGCGGAGGTTGAAAGCCACTTTAACATGGAGGCCGTGGGCGCCGCCGGAGAGGTGGGGATCATGCAGTTAAATCCGGGGCCGGATGGTGCCTACCACGCAGAGCTGGAGGCGGCCACGGGGCTGGATCCAACTACCCCCTCCGGGAATATCGCCGCCGGGTGCTACCTGCTGGGCAAGTACATGGCAGACTATAAGGACCCGCACAAGGCGGCCATGGCGTACAACATGGGCGTGGCCGGAGCAAAAAACGCCTGGGAGGCGGGGGGCACATCAACCGACTACTCCGCCGCTGTGGTGGAGGCCATGGAGCGGTGGGAGGTGACCGTGAACGCATGGAATGGAACCTGAACCGCACAGACACACGCGCGGCGGCAGCCAGGCGGGCACGGATCCACCGCTGGAGCGTCCCCGGCAGGGCCAGAGTAACACACCCGGCCCACGGGTCCGTGGTGGTCCCACACTGTTCAAACCTGGCGGCGATCCTGAACGCTGCGGAGGTGTGGGGGTGCAACTGGGTGGAAATCCTGGACGCGCAAGTGTGGGCCGCACAAGGGGAGCAGGCGGCCCCCATGCCTACATTACATAAATAAAGGAGGCGGCGAAATGCTGATCAACGAAAGCGGCCTGGTGCGCTGTATCAAGCGGGCCTATAAATCCGCCGGGTATGCGGTGGCCGCAGAGGGCGATTGCATGACGATTTACACAGAACAATGGTATATCCAATGCAAGCGGGCGGCCATCCCACGCAAGGTGCTGGCCACCATCGTGGAACACATGGGAATGATACCGGACACGGAACCCGTGTCCATCGTAAAGGATGGAGAGCCGCAGCTAATCATGCCGGAGGTGGCGGCGGATGAAATTGAACACTGGAGGACCGGGGAGCGCACCGACGCGGTGACCATGGCCACGGTGATCATGCAGGGCTACCAGATTTTCCAGCCGGACGGCGGCGGGGCCTGCTACGGGGTAAGCCTCCTTGACCTGGGGGTTATGGAGCGGGAAATGGTGGAACATGGAGCCGCCGCCGTGATCGACGGGGACCGCCTGCTGTGGCGTGGGGACACCGAGGTGGTGGCCATGGACGCAGTAAGAAAAGCCCGGTCAAGCTGGGCCAAGGAATGGGAGCGGGCCGTGTGGAACGCCCTGGAGGGCGTGGACCTGCACAAAGAGGAGGCGTGACGATGGGAAAGACGAATTTTGACCGGATTACCGCCTCCCCGGAGGCCCTGGCCTCTTTTTTGGCCTCCCTTCCCTGCCTGGACGCGCCATGGGATGACGATTTTCACCGGATTTTCTGCGACAACTGCCCCATGGAGAACTGCCCCAAGGTATGCCCACACGAGGGAAAAAGAAACAGCCCCGCGTGGTGGCTGGGGCTGGAGGTATCAGAGTAATGGAAGTAACTGTAAATATGAAAGCCGAGGAGTTCCAGGAGTTCATGGCATGGAAAAAGGACCGGGAGCGGTACACCAGGGAAATGGCCGCCAAGTCAAGTGAATGGGAAATCATGGCAAAAAAGTGACCTGGGCCATTGAGGAAGATCCGAAACGGCCCGGAAAGGTCAAGATTGTGGACCAGGAACACGCGGCGGAGCTGCTGGAGCTGGCCAATGACTACCTATCATAAAAAGAAAACCACCTGCGCCCGGTGCTGACAACACGGCGCAGGTGGACAGATACGAGGCGGCGCGGAGGCCGTCCTGGATAGTTGCATTATAGCATACTCCCGGACGGCCTGCAAGCCGCAAAATTCAACGGGGCCGCGGCCCCGTATAGCTCCGGTAAGAGCTATTAGTAAAGTGACCAGCAGGCCCAAAGGAGGAGTACAGCATGGCCTATGTCCATAGGCGGGTAAAGGCTGGCCGCACCATCGAACACAGGAAAATGCAGTCATACCGGATCCACACAAAGGGGGTCCAGAGAGGCCCCAACCATGGGACCACATCGGAGAAGCAGGCCAAGGTCAACGAGAGGGTGGCGGAGGAACACCTGCGCTGGGACCTAAACGCCAACTTTGACCACCGGGATCTCCACACCGTCCTGCACTACTATGCCAAGGACACCACTTTCCCGGAGATACTGGCAGACAAGGCCGCCTTTCTGTCCAACCTGCGGAAGATCTGCAAAAAGCGCAGGATCAAATACAAGGCCGTGGTGGTCATCGAAACCAAGCGGATGACAAACCCGCACATTCATGTGGTAATAACACGCATGGACCCGGAGATCATCACCGAGGCATGGGAGAGCGTCCCAAGGGGCGGCGGGGGTATCAGTTTCAAACCCCTGGACCGCAGAGGCAACCATGAGAAGCTGGCGCATTACCTGGTCAAAGAAAGCCGATCCACCATGGAGAAATACAGGGAGCTGGGGAAACGGGGAAAGCGGTACAGCAAGACCAAAAACATGGACAAGCCCGTTATTACATACACCCCCGTGTCTGCCTCCTCCTGGCGCAAGGAGCCAAAGGCCAGCAAGGGCGCCGTGCTGTACAAGTTCGATGACGGATCCACCACCCGGAGCGGGTGGCATGAGATTAGCGGCTACCCATACCAGGAATATTTCGAGGTTTTCAACGAATAGGAGGCGCAGACAATGAAAATTTACATAGCGGGAAAGATTGCCGGGGATCGGCGTTATCGGGCCAAGTTCCGGGAGGCAGCCAAGACCCTGGAGGCGGCGGGCCATGTAGTCCTGAACCCTGCCACCCTGCCGGACGGTCTGACCGACGGGGATTATATGCGGATCGCGCTGGCCATGCTGGAGGCGTCGGACCTGGCCGTGTTCCTCCCGGACTACCAGGAGAGCCGGGGCGCCATGGTGGAATGGGCGTACTGCCAGAGGATTGGGAAAGACTGCGCCCTGTATCTGGAAATGACAGGAGGGAGAACAAAGTGAAAGACTTTGCAGAAGCATACAAAGCGGCCAGCGCCAAAGCGCTGGAATACCAAGGAGCAAAAAGGGCCGGATGGGCAGAGCCGGGGAAACGGACGCGGGAAAATCACGCGATCCTAATCCCGCGCTGGGAGGCTGTGGACATGGCGGACAACCTGGCAACGGCAATCTACGCCAAGGAGGTATATATAACCTGGGCCATGAACCTGCGGGGCTTTATGGTGCAACTGGCCACGGGAGAACACGACGCCGTGACATGCCGGGAATGTGGCGGCATGTTCCGCGCTGGGTGGATGAATGGGAAATGCCCATACTGTGAGGCGGAGCAGGCGGCCACCAGGTATGTGGACGGCATGAGAGAGGCGGCAGGAAAATGAGCAAGGCGCAGATCAGCATGTGGGAGGAAAAGATCGTGGACAGTTTCGCCGGCGGCGGTGGAGCTTCCACGGGAATTGAACTGGCCACGGGCCGGGTGGTGGACATAGCGATCAACCATGACCCGGACGCCATCCTCATGCACAAGACCAACCACCCGCACACCGTCCACTATCAGGCGAGCGTGTGGGATGTGGACCCGCTCGAAGTCACAGGAGGAAGCCTGGTGGGTTTACTGTGGGCCTCCCCTGACTGCAAGCATTTCAGCAAGGCCAAGGGCGGGAAGCCCGTGGACAAGAACATCCGGGGGCTGGCCTGGATCGTCCTGCGGTGGGCTGGGACAGTCCGGCCCCGCGTGGTCATCCTGGAGAATGTGGAGGAGTTCCAGACCTGGGGGCCGGTCCGCCGTGGGCACCCGGTAAAGGCAAAGGCCGGGCAAACATTCCGGCGCTTTATTGACCAACTGGAGGGCCTGGGCTATGCGGTGGAATGGCGGGAGCTGGTGGCGGCTGACTATGGGGCGCCGACAACCAGAAAGCGATTTTTCCTGATTGCCCGCTGTGACGGGCGGCCCATTGTATGGCCGGAGCCTACCCACGCGCCAGCGGACAGCCAGGAGGTACTGGCCGGGAAGAAACTGCCCTGGCGGAGTGCGGCGGAGATCATAGACTGGAGCCTGCCCTGTCCCTCCATTTTTGACACACGGGAGGAAATCCGGGAGAAATACGGCCTTTCCGCCCAGCGGCCACTCCGGCCCAACACCATGCGCCGGGTGGCCAGGGGCGTGGACAAGTTCGTGGTCAAGTCTGCAAACCCGTTTTTGGTGGTGGTCAACCATGCTGGAGAGTTCCGGGGACAGGAGATTGAGGACCCGCTCCAGACCATTACAGCAAAGCATGGGTATGGGGTGGTAAGTCCGGCCATGGTGCCCTGGACAGTGACCAACACCACTAACTCCACGGGCCACCCAGTCAATGAGCCAATAGACACGGCGCGGACCGGCGGCGGAGGCGGGCAAATGTTTTTGGGGGCCTCCCTGATCCAGTACCACACGGAACAGTCCGAGCATGTGAGAGGCCAGGAGATCACCGGGCCGATTATGACCATTGACGCCGCCAACCGCTACGGCTTAACGGCGGCCAGCCTGGTCAAATACTACGGGAGCGACCAGCACGGCCAGAACATACAGGACCCGCTCCACACGGTAACGGCAAAGGACCGGGAGGGGCTGACAACTGCCCACCTGGTCAAGATGAAAGGCACAAACCTGGGAGGACCGGCCACGGAGCCGGTGCAGACTATCACCGCCGGCGGAGGCCACCATGGTGTGGTCACCACGCAGATCACCAGAGCGGAGCCGGGGGCGGATCTCCGACACTGGCCGGAGATCCGGGAGCTGCTGAATACATATTGCGGCTATGACCTGGGGCCGGAGGATGTGATCCTGTTCCAGATCGGCGGTGCCTGGTATTTCATGGCGGACATTGGCCTGCGTATGCTGACGCCGCGGGAACTGTACCGGGCCAACGGTTTCCCGGATGATTACAAGATCGAGCGGGACTACACCGGCCAGACCTACGGGAAAAGCAAGCAGGTGGCCCGGTGCGGCAATGCGGTGCCGCCTCCCTTTGCCACGGCCCTGGTGCGGGCTAATCTGCCGGAGTGGTGTGCAGGGGTGGAGATCAACACCATGGAGGAACTGGAAAGGGCGGTGACCGTATGAGCAAAAGAAAAAAATATGCGCCGGATCAGCGTCCTGGTGACCGCACAGACGGCCTATAACCTGGAAAAGCTGGCAGCCATGTGCGGCTACAAGGAGCAGGGCCGCATAATTGACAAGCTGGTAAGAGAAAAATGATTATGCTGGGAGGCCAGAAGTTTGAAACAAAGCGATAGCCGAAGCAGAAGGAAAAAGGGCGCAAAAACA